AAGCTTGGAACACGGCCTTGGAAACAGCTAAGAATCCTGCTTACATGGTAGCGAATCTGACCTCGGAGGCTGGTGAAGTTGCTGGTAAGTATGCCAAGTGGATTCGTGATGGTGTCTTGGACGAAGAAGGCCTTCAGAAGGAGATGGGAGATGTGTTCTGGCAGCTTGCTGGTCTGTCTACTGTGATGGGCTGGAGCTTGGCAGACATTGCTTCTAAGAACCTTCAAAAGCTGGCCTCTCGTGCAGAACGACTGACCATTGGAGGTAGCGGAGATGACCGATAATGCGTATCCTTGTAATCCCGGACTGTCAGGTTAAAGAAGGTGTTCCGCTTTCGCATCTTACATGGGCCGGAGAAGCCATCTGTGAGTATCGTCCTGATGTTGTGGTTAATCTGGGGGATTTCGCTGATATGCCTAGCCTCAGTAGTCATGACATCAAAGGTTCTAAGTACTTTGAAGGGCTTCGTTACAAGACTGACATCCAGGTTGCTAAGGAAGCGATGAAGTTGCTTCTGAAGCCTTTGAAGGACTTGCAGGCCCGACAACGGAAGAACAAGGAGAAAGTTTATAAGCCTCGTATGGTACTGACTCTGGGTAACCATGAGAATCGTATCGACAGGGCTGTGAACAATAATCCTACCTTGGAAGGTTTGATCTCTACAAAGGACTTGGACTATGAACGTGATTGGGAAGTTTATCCTTTCCTCCGTCCTGTTTTCATTAATGGCGTGGGCTTTAATCATTACTGGCCTGTGGGAGCTATGGGGCGACCCGCTGGTAGTGCCGCTGCTATTATTAACAAGCTACATATGTCTTGTGTTGCAGGACACCAACAAGGTAAGCAGATTGCCTATGGTAAGAGAGCAGATGGTAAACCTATCTGTGCTATCATCGCTGGTAGCTATTATCTACATGATGAGTCTTACATGGATCAACTGAGTAACCGACATTGGCGTGGCCTGTTAGTGATGAATGAAGTCAATGATGGACATTTCGATGAGATGTTCCTCAGTATTGAATACTTACAAAGGAAATATGGAAATGAGCAAAAAGAAGATCAAGTACAATAAACGTGCTTTCTTGAATAAAGACACAGGCCTTGCCTCTGTACAGTGCTCTGTTGAATCTTGGGACTACAGCTATGGCTTGGATGCCTCTATTGAAATCCATGACTGTAACCGTGCTGTGAGCCTGGACTTCAGCGCCTATGGCCCTAAAGACTTGTCTGTTGCTTTCAACAAACTTGTTCGCTTTGCAGACCAGATCAATGAGATGGTTACTTTTTATGCCGATAACTTTGACGCTATCAAAGAAGACATGGAAAACAAGGAAGCTGAACGTAAAGCTAACCGTAAAAAGTACAAGCGAAAGAACTTTGCAGATCTAGTTGAGGAACTGAATGATGACAAAGACTCCAAGTGAGCACAAGTGTAATACCTGCTTCTATGGTTCCTTTGATAAGAATGTACAGCCTTGTGTGGTCTGCGAAGGCTACAACAAGTATGTTAATGTGAATGTGTTTAGCCCTGACTATACCAAGATCAGTACATGGCAAGATGAGGATGCTTTTGAAGTGAAAGAAACTAAAAAGAATGATGCTGTTAATTCACCTCAGCACTATACTGCAGGTAAGTACGAGGTGATTGATGTCATTGAAGATTGGAATCTGAACTTCCGTCTAGCTAATACTATCAAGTACATTGCTCGACACAATCACAAAGGGAAGCCTTTAGAGGACTTAAAGAAGGCTCTCTGGTATCTCCAGCGGGAGATTGATAAGCATGAGCGAAATAACGCTTGAAGAACTGAAAGAGCGTCTTTCAAGCCTCGATGAGATCACACTGATGGAACTACTAGACCTCCACAGTGATGAACTTGTCGAAGCATTTGAGGATAAGATAGAAGAAAACCAAGATAAACTAAAGAGGATGCTAAATGACGTTTAAAATGAACGCTTACAACGAGTACATCGCCAAGAGCCGTTACGCACGGTTCCTTGACGATAAAGGCCGTCGTGAGCACTGGAATGAGACTGTATCTCGCTACTTCGACTTCATGACTAAACACCTGAAGAAGAACCACAACTATGAGCTTACTTCTGAGCTTCGTGGTAAGCTTCAGGATGCTGTCACAGCTCTGGATGTGGTTCCCTCTATGCGGGCTATCATGACTGCTGGGGATGCTCTGGAACGTCAGAACATTGCAGGCTATAACTGCTCATACCTGCCCATTGATGATCCTAAAGCCTTTGATGAGGCTATGTACATCCTGCTGTGTGGTACTGGTGTTGGCTTTAGTGTGGAGCAAAAGTATGTCAATAAGCTTCCTGAGATCCCTTCTCAGCTCTTTGAGTCTGAGTCTATGGTTGTCGTTAAAGACTCCAAGGAAGGATGGGCAAAGGCTCTGCGACAAGTTATCGCCTTGCTCTATGCAGGTGAAGTACCTAAGTGGGATGTCAGTTCAGTTCGAGCTGCTGGCACAAGGCTTAAAACCTTTGGTGGACGAGCTTCTGGCCCGGAGCCTCTCGTTGAACTCTTTAAGTATGTGGTCAGCAAGTTCAAAACTGCAACTGGCCGTAAGCTTACAAGCCTTGAGGCACACGACATTCTTTGTAAAATCGGCGAGGTTGTCGTCGTGGGAGGAGTCCGACGCTCTGCCATGATTAGCTTGTCTGACTTGAGCGATGATCGTATGGCTCACGCTAAGGCAGGCAACTGGTGGGACGGTAACGGTCAACGGGCTTTGGCTAACAACAGTGCAGTGTACGATGTACGTCCTGATGTTGGTCAGTTTATGCGTGAGTGGAGTAGCATTTATGAGAGTCATTCGGGAGAGCGCGGAATCTTTAATCGCTATGCTTCAGAACTTCAAGCTGGCAAAAATGGCCGACGCAAGCTCAATCAAGAGTGGGGCACTAACCCTTGCTCTGAAATTATTCTGCGTCCTTATCAATTCTGTAACCTTTCTAGTGTTATTGTTCGCAGCGACGATACTGTGGATCGACTTCGGGATAAGATCGCTATGGCGACTATTCTCGGGACTTTTCAATCGACGCTAACGCACTTCCCGTATCTGCGTAAGGTGTGGCAGACAAACACTGAAGAGGAACGTTTGCTTGGCGTATCTATGACGGGTATCCTTGATAATCCGTTATTGAACGATCCTGATAATCCTGACCTTCCTGGTCTTCTCGAGGAGCTTAAAAATGTGGCTGTTTCTGTTAATTCTAAGTACGCTGCTGATATCGGTATCAATCCCTCTGTCGCTATCACAGCAATCAAGCCAGAGGGCACCGTTTCTCAACTTAGTGGTACTGCTTCTGGCATTCACCCTCAACATGCTCGCCATTACATTCGTCGTGTAAGATCTGATAACAAAGATCCTTTGACAGACTTCCTGAAAGCTCAAGGATTCCCTTCGGAGCCTTGCTTTATGAAGCCTGACAGTACGACAGTGTTTAGCTTCCCTATGAAGGTTGCTGATGGTGCTCTGCTTCGTGAGGATTTGGATGCTATTAAGCACCTGCGCCTGTGGTTGATGTTCCAACGTCACTATTGTGAGCACAAGCCTTCTGTGACCATCTCTGTACAAGAACATGAGTGGCCTAAAGTTGGTGCTTGGGTGTGGGAGAACTTTGATGAGATTACAGGTGTGAGCTTCCTGCCAATGGACGGAGGTACTTATCGACAAGCTCCTTATGAGACTATCGACCAAGCTACCTACGATAAACTGGCTGCTGAGATGCCTACGGGCATTAATTGGGAAAACTTTGTGGAGAATACTGATAATGTCGAAGGCGCGCAAACCCTCGCTTGCACAGCAGGCGGATGTGAAATCTGATAAAAACAAGTTTTCTGTAACTTCTCCTTATACTGGTTTTCTTGCTGATCGTACATTTCTTCAGATGAAATTATTTGAGGCAGAAGAGACAGATAAAAACATGTTTGAAAGACTGGGCCGTTATTTAAAATATATGGACTATATTTATACGAAGACATGGCCCTATCAAGAAATAACAAATACGGAATTTAAGAAATAAATGAAAACAGTATACACAAAGGATAACTGTCCGGCTTGTGTATCTTTGAAGGCTTCCCTGGTTAAGTCCGGGGAGGCTTTTCAAGAGATCAAGATTGGTCGGGACATCACACGAGAAGAGTTCATGTCTAAGTTTCCTACGGTGCGTACAGTGCCGTATGTTGTCGATAATGACAAAGGAGAATAATTTGGTTCAAGTGCCTGTCAAGAAAGAGACTGCTAAAGAGAAGCAGACTAACAGTTTGAAGTTGAAGCTGGATGATATGGCAGTTATCAAGCCTAAGACAGACAAACAGAAAGAGTTCTTTGAGGCTTTCCAACGTGGTGACTACTTCATGGCTTTGCACGGAGTAGCTGGCACGGGTAAGACTTACATTGCCTTGTATAAGGCTCTAGAAGAGGTTATGGATCGTAATAATCCCTTTAACAAGGTGACTATTATCCGTAGCTCGGTTCAGAGTCGTGATATGGGCTTCCTACCAGGAGATGTAGATGAAAAGATGGACGTTTATATCCAGCCTTACCGACAGATTTGCTCAGATCTGTTCAAGCGAAAGGATGCTTGGGATCGCTTGGTGGAACAGGGACACATTGAGTTTGTTTCTACAAGTTTCATCCGTGGTACTACTTTCATGCACAGTATCCTGATTGTCGATGAGATGCAGAATATGAACTTCGAGGAACTGGATACGATCATTACCCGTGTCGGAGATAAATCCAAGATCATCTTCTGCGGTGACTATCGACAGACTGACCTACGTAAGAAAGATGACAAGACAGGTATCCTGAAGTTCTTAGATATTGCAGGTAACATGAAAGAGTTCAGTCGCTTTGAGTTTGGTATTGACGATATTGTACGAAGCTCTCTCGTCAAGAACTACATTATTGCTAAAACACACTATGAGGACGGACACCATGGCGCTTGAACAAATGTGGATTGTAGAGTTCTATAAAATAGAATATATAGATAGACGAGAAGTCTTGACCCCTCAGTCAAAAATTCCAGAAGTTGTCAATAATTTTCTTCAGCTTTATCCAATATATCGTGGAGGAGATCATATTAAAATTATTCCTACGGAGATGAACTACTATGGGTAAGGCTAACGATGAAGAGATTGTATTGATGGGACAGCAACAGCAACAGAATGGCCTTATCCGTACCATCCCTGTGCAGATCAACTCACACTTGGTCTTCATTGACGATGATATTGGAGATCCTGCTCTGTATCGTGATATTGTTCACTGCCTCGCTACCTGTAACGAGAATGATGCTGTAAACAAT